GTAGAAGTGCGTGGCGATTTCTGGTGCTACTGCAATCAACTCACTTCTCTGAAAGGGGCTCCAGAACATGTTGGTGGTGATTTCTATTGCTTTAACAATCAACTCACTTCTCTTGAAGGGGCTCCAGAGTATGTTGGTTGTGGTTTCTATTGTTATGACAATCAACTTACTTCTCTTGAAGGGGCTCCAGAGAAGATTGGTGGTGGTTTCTATTGCGATAGCAATCAACTCACTTCACTAGAAGGGGCTCCAGAACATGTTGGTGGTGATTTCCATTGCTATAACAATGCAGTTAAATTCACTGAAGAACAGGTGCGTGCGGTATGTAATGTAAAGGGAAAGGTATATGTCTAAATAATATGAATATAATGAATCAAATTATTCTTTGCGGTGATATCCACGGTCAGTTTTTTAAAATGCTTGAAAGGCTTAAAAGATTTCAAATTGAGAATTCTTACATCATTCATGTAGGTGACTTTGGAGTAGGATTTTCTAATACCAACGAACACATATCATTAAAAGCACTCAATGCTCATTTACAAAATGCAAATTGCCATTTGTATGTAATTCGTGGCAATCATGACAATCCATCATACTTTCAAGAGAAATCACCATACCTTGATCTAGAAAGAATTACATTCCTTCCAGATTACTCAGAACTCAATCTTCTAGGTCGTAGTATTCTATTGGTCGGGGGTGCTACCTCGATTGATAGAAAAATAAGAATTGAAGGTGTAGATTGGTGGTCGGATGAAGCTTTTCAATGGAAGCCCGATTTTCCTTTCAAGAAATATGATCTGGTTGTAACACATACACAGCCGAATGAATTTGGCTATAACGGTCAAAGCACAAATATGGAATATTATACGGCACAAGACGACACACTGACCAGTGACCTGTTATCGGAACGTCAGGAGGTTAGTAAGCTTTACGAAGCAACTAAACCAGCTCAATGGATATTTGGTCACTTCCATACCTTTGTTAACGGTCAATATGAAAATACCAAATATAGATGTCTCGATATTCATGAATTATATCTTTATGTAGGTTGACATAATTAAAGATATGAAACTGTTTTCTTTTATCATTCTTTTGTTTTTGACAAGCTGCACCACTACAAGCCCATTACCGAAGCCAGAACACCGCACACCATCTAAATCAGCAAAAGTATATAAACCCAACACATGGAATATTAATTCAAAGGATAGTCTTGATGCTGCTGTGCAGCAATTAAATGGTAAAGTCTATATACAAGGAGATGTATTAGTCTTTGATATGAAAGGAGGTATTATTGATGGTTCAAAACAAAAAGGAGATGGAAGCCAGAATGAAAACCAGGAACCTTTATTTCGAGCAAATGTGCCATTTGTACTGCGCAATGGATTTATAAGAAACAATAAGAACGCAGCTACCTTTGCTGAATCTAATTCTGGTATTGATTCTGTTACTTTTCTAAATGTGGGTGAGGATGCTGTAGCGACATCTCGAGGTGCAAGAAATTTTCAAGTTACAAATTGCGAATTTCTAAATGATCGTAATGGTGATAAGTCCGTTCAGCTCAATCAAGCTGCTGGTGCGGTCATCGCAGACAATATGATATTTGGCGGCATTACAGGAGTTCGAGTTCATGAATCATCTTGGTCGAATAAAGATACAATTGCATATTGTGAAGGTAATACATTTATCGGAACCGACACTGCATGGAATGTTTCAAAAGGCATTTTACAAATCAAAGGCAAAAATGAATACAAGCATGTCCGCATTCCTTTTAAAACAAGCAAAGGAGGTTCTATTAAGAATCCAGATGGTAAAGTAGTAAACGAATAATCAGTTGAGTCGCACCACACCCGCATTTATCTTAAATATGTGAAGCAACCATAAGTAATATTTATGAAAGCAATTGCCCTTCTAATTCTATGTGCCAGTCTAACTAGCTGCGAGGTTCTCAAAACCAATGCAGGAGTAACACTATCCGCACTCAAATCAAACGCGTCGGTTTCAGTCAATGCAGGGGAAACCGAAGTTGGATATGAAACATCAGTAGATGCCTCTACTCGTATTTTTAAAGTCAAGCCATATGTAAGCATCAAAGCAGGTTATGTTCTTGTACCTGACGCAGAGCCATTGATTGAGAAATAATATGTTTGAACGTCTCATTGATGCTATTATCAACTTCTGGGCTATTTTCAAGCCAGCGGTTATTATACCTGCATACAGTGAGGCGGTCATTCTTCGATTTGGTAAATATTGTAAAACAATAGAACCAGGTCTACATTTCAAAATCCCGATCATCGATCAGGTTGTTGAATACTACACTGTTACATCGACTATCAGCCTTCCACCACAGTCCCTTTACATTTCACACTCTAAGACAAACATCGTAGTCAAAGGAGTAATTAAATATCGTATCTCTGATGGTAAGACTTTTATTTTGAAAGTCAATGCTGCGAAGGATGCTCTAGCCGATGTAACACAAGGTATCATCAAGAAAGTCATTACCGATTTAAAATCAAAAGATTGTTTTAGTAACAATGTAGATACAATTCTTACCGAACAAGTAAACATAGAAGCCAAACAATGGGGAATTGATGTTGAGGCTGTCACCTTGACTGATATTGCCCCTATCCGCAGTTTCCGGTTGTTCAATGAGACAACCCCAGATCACCGATATGACGTATGAAAAAAATCCTAATTGCCTTGTTGTTGACGATTATTACATCGTCAGTCTATAGTTCTGAACTACGCATTAAAACCACGGCATATACTCATACAGAAAAGGACCACATCAAATATAAAAAGAAAACAGCACTAGGAACGCCGCTTCATTCTACATCCGCTGCTGCTGATTGGTCTGTATTTCCAGCAGGTACAATTTTACTTATTGACAATAAAAAATATGTCATTACGGATTATGGATCTGCATTAGTTAAGCCGCCGGGCAGTACTCCAGTCGTTGATATTTATCAACCATCACAAAGCGCAATGCGTAAATGGGGTGTAAGATACTTTACTATTAAAGTGCTCAAATGGGGCAATTGGAATGCTTCTGCTAATATTCTCAAGACCAGGCTAAAATATTCTCATTGCAGGACAATGTACAGTCGAATTATGTCAAAGATAAAGGGTAAGTAGTTTCTATGAAACTTCTTCTTTTTCTACTCCCGCTAATCTTTCTATCTTCTTGTGAAGCAATTCACAATCAACAATATAGTAAGTTGACGGTTTCTGAAAAAGAAATATATGACAATCTTAATTCATTGTTCAGCCACAAAGATCGCATGGATATTATCAAAACCTTTAATGGCAAATGAGAAATTCAAAAAATGTAAAAACACTTTACATTTATCATAACGATGGCACACAACAAGAAAAAAGAATATATGTCAAAAGAATAGGCAAATTACTCGTCAAGGCGAAAAGAAACAAAGTATATTACCGTTATGATAAAATCAACATACATCCAGAAAGATGGGTGTACGGTCAATTATTAATTTGGAACTACCAAGAGAGAATTCAAAAGAATAAATCATTTGTAATTCCTGATTCATTGATTTTATGGAATAAGCATTCCTATAGAGAATTACAAATTCATTTGACTCTTTTAAAGATGGCGAGATGTCTGTTTTATTTTTATCACAAAATTGTTGCTGGCGTTAACACCGAATGATATATTGTATCAATGAAAGTAATCAGAGGCTCTTTAAATTTGAAAGAATTATATCTCAAAAAGATTCCAGATATCTTTCAAGGAGTAAAGGTTCAAGGTGATTTTAGTTGCCCCTCCAATCAACTCACTTCTCTGAAAGGTGCTCCAATGCATGTTGATGGTAATTTTTATTGCCACTCCAATCAACTCACTACTCTACAAGGTGCTCCAGAGAAGATTGGTGGTGGTTTCTATTGCGAATGCAATCCACTCACTTCTCTTGAAGGAGCACCAGAATGGATTGGTGGTGATTTCTATTGCCACTACAATCAACTCACTACTCTTGAAGGTGGTCCGAAACGTGTTGGTGGTGATTTCTATTGCTTCGTCAATCAACTCACTACTCTTGAAGGTGCTCCAGAGCATGTTGGTGGTGCTTTTTATTGCCAGTGCAATCGACTTACTTCTCTTGATGGTGCCCCAGAGCATGTTGATGGTGATTTTGTTTGCACTAGTAATTCAGTTAAATTCACCGAAGAACAAGTAAGAGCAGTATGCGAAGTGAAAGGAAAGGTGTATGTCTAAGATTATTAAGAGCAGTGTTTATCTGCGTAATTTGCATCTGAAAAAGATTCCAGATATCTTTCAAGGAGTAAAGGTTCAAGGTAATTTCTATTGCTATCACAATCAACTCACTTCACTAGAAGGAGCACCAGAATATGTTGGTGGGCATTTCCATTGCGGTGTCAATCAGCTCACTTCTCTTGAAGGTGCTCCAAAGTATGTTGGTAGGAATTTTTATTGCTATAACAATGCAGTTAAATTCACTGAAGAACAAGTACGAGCGGTATTCGAAGTGAAAGGGTACGTATATGTCTAAAGTGATATGTGCTTATAATTTTTTATATCACTGAGTGTAAGTACCTTATATGACACACATACCACCATCAAGACCAAGATTAACTCAAAAAGAATTATTGACTGCTATTAAAAAGCAATTTCCTAAATTCTTAACTACATTTGATTTTAAATCTAATCTTTGGCTATGTGGTATTCGAGGATACTACAAACAAACAATGGGCGACCCAAATTCAAACGACAGAGGCATTTACGATGATGCAATCTTTATTGTGTCCCCTAATGTCTTTGCTGCTTACAATGCTAATACAGATCCATCTGTTTATCGACCAGGTACAAGAGTGCGTAAAGGTATTGCCGTATTAGAACCAGGCGTATGGCCATGCTACATGTTTGATACACATAACGGGTCAGTTCCTCATCCAGCAATTTGTCAACGTAAAGGCGTAGTGACAGTGCGACGTGATGGGGGTGAATTAGATACTGGTATGTTCGGTATCAACATTCACAGAGGAGGAAGAGTAGGTACATCATCAGAGGGGTGTCAGACTTTACCACCGGCACAATGGGATGCTTTCTACAATGCAGCCAAAGCAGAAGCAATCCGTGTATATGGCAATGCCTATAAGAAACAAATATTGACCTATGTTCTTTTAAATGATATCTGGTGAGCAAGATTGTGTTGCACACATTCACACCCGAGGTGATAGTGTTGTATGCAAAATACAATCGATGAAATCAAATCACAAGTCAAGCAACACAGCATTCATGCGTTCTCTGCATTGGATGTCAATTTGACTGGTGAATCTCTCCGAATCAATGAATTTGAGATTGACCGATCTCAGTTTGAAGATTTTACAGATGTTCTAGGCATTCGCAATCGACTTGCGCGTGACGTCATGAAAGAACCGGGAAAGAACTGGGCTCCTCTAAGAGAAGCTCTTTCTACGATTAATCCAGATCATCGATTTGGATATGCAATCAATGAAAATGATCGATCGAGAGTAGTTACCGTAACCAGAACAGCACCCGTTGAATCAGTGCAGCTGAATTACGATAATCGCATTGATTCTATTATGAACGCAATCGATGTTGCCAAGCATGATTTCAGCCGTGCTTATTTCAATCCTGATGATCTGTCATTCTATGTGGATACGATTAATCCACAAGAGGTAGATTGCGGATTGGGTGATATTTGGAAGTTTGGAACTACAAGCAAAATTGGAATGAATGCACAATCATATTCCAATTACTTCCTTCGATTGATGTGTGCTAACGGCATGACCACAAAAGAAAATCTTGCATACCGCCAAGCAGATCGGACAAAGGATGCCGGTAAACAATACCTGAATCATACCAGCAAATCCTCATTCTCGGCGATGATTAAGCCTCGAGTTGAAAGAATGCGCAAATCTCGCGCATCCTTTCTCGAACTGAACCGTATTGCGCGTACTCTCTCTGAAGACGAAGTTGATGAATTCATGCCAAGCTGGTATCAAGAAACCATCAATGATTATTCAAATCGTGGGTATAATCTCGATGACATGTCGGCAAAAGCACAAGGCCGTGTATACACCAATGTCAATCATTATGATGCATTCAATGCGGCAACCGCGATTAGCTCTCACAATCGTAATGATATCGGAGCCAATAAATCGTTGCGTTTGAACGCCGTAGCATCATCGATGTTCATTGATGGTCCTATGCTTGGTGATCAATACATCGACATCTATAACAATTAATCAATTGTGGTCGCGGGTAAACCACATTAAACACCCGCATTTTTTTCATCATTAGCCTACTCAATGTCCAAAGATTATCGGTATTAGAATAAGTATTGATAATTAACATGGACAAAGAAAAATCCATTATCGAACAATTCTTAGAAGGTGGCTGGGTTATTTCCCTGATAGGCGCATTAGGCATGCTTGCTAGAATATTGAATAGTAACGTTAAGCATACCATTTGGGATTTTGTCCGTAAAATTGTTGTAGCTATAATTGCTAGCATCATTGCTTGGTTCATGCTCGAACAATCACACTTTACCAATTTTACTAAAGCTCTGATCTATGGGGTTGTTGGTGTAGTTAGTCCTGAAATAATTGAGGGTATTATTTTGCTTATCAAAAAATTATTTGACAGGCCTCAAAGAATTATTGACTTTTTATTACGCAAAGAGTAATATTAGTTATGAAGTCACAACACCAAGCAGGTAAGGGGTCTAAAAGACGAAAAGGTGAGAATCTTAAAAAATTCTCAGAAGGATGGGATCAAATCAATTGGCCTTCAAAATCTAAAAAGAGTTGCACTATAGATAACAACAATTAAGTAGATCGTATGATTCTACTACTAGGCGCATCTGGATATGTGGGTCAATTCTTTTCTAGGAAACTTGAAAAGATGCAGATCAAATTTATTACGGCTTCAGTTCGCCATCCTCTGAATGTTATAGAGTTTATCGACTTTGCTGAAAAGAATAATATCAAATATGTCATTAACTGCTCGGCATATACGGGAACACCAAATATCGCAGCATGTGAATTGAACGACGAGACTCACCACGAATGCTTAGTAGCAAATGCATTCTTACCTCTCGATATTGCTAAGACATGCAATGCAATAGGTATTAAATACGGGCATGTGTCTACAGGATGCATTTATGATGACGAGAAGTGTGCTTATGGTGAACAACCATCAAAGATATACGGTGAATTCCATCGACCTAATTTTTCATTTCGGCAAAGGCATTGTTCATGGTATAGCGGAACCAAAGCGTTAGGCGAGGAATTGTTAAATAACATTGGAGGTGTTTACATATGGAGAATGCGCCTGCCATTTTCTTCGATACCGTCACAAAAAAACATTATTGACAAATACATTAAATTCCCACAACTTTTAAACACCACTAATTCTTATACCAACCTCGATGAGTTTGTAGGAGCTGCATTAAAGACATTTGAGGTATGTGAAGATGCCAATGGTTCGCATATATTCAATTTAACTCAACCAGGATTCATCACTACACAAAAGTTTGTACAACTGCTTTTAAATGCAGGAATTATTAACGATGACAAGAAATATATGTCTTTTGAAGAGTATGTTCAATTAGATCCAATACCACGAGCAAATTGCGCACTGAGCACAAGCAAAGCCGAATTATATGGTATCGAACTCAAGCCAATTCAGGAATCTATAAATGATGCTCTTTCAGTTTACAAAATATTGATTCCGCCCCATAAATAGATTTTATGGAAGCACTAATTACATCACTTCTCAATAACGAGTATTTCAAGATTCTATCGGCGCTTGTTACTCTCGCTTCAGCAATCGCAGCAGCGATTCCAACTCCTAATCCAGATTCATTTCTTGGCAAAATTTATCGCGTGATTGATTTTGTTGCTATTAATATTGGATATGCAAAGGATACTGGCAAAGACAAGCCACTATGATATCCCTTATCAAAAGAGTCCTCGAATTTGCAATTCTTTTCTTTGAATGGAAAAGCAAATATTTTTATTACGAGATGCAATCTAAATCTCGTGATAAACAAAAAGCCTATGCAGATGAAATTGAAAGGCTGAGATCACTCGGAACAAATGCTGCTGCCGATCAAGCTGATTTAGTAGCAGCATATCTTCTATCAGAACAAAAATTCATCAAAGAAATGGGGCAATTTTATTCCCCGTCTACAACATCATCAACATCAAGCAAATGAAATATGTTCTCTTAATCATCAGTTGCATTGGATTGGCATCGTGCAAAACTGCTGAACCTAAAAATCCGGTATATAATACAGTTCCCATTGCAACCCCATTAAACATTTATCAGCCATCCATTTTAGTCCCAATTAAAGGCACTGTAATACCCACAAAGGAAGGCAATTATCAAGTGCAGACTGATAATGAGGCGTGGCATTCTGATAAACGATACCGCACTCTTGAAAGACAAATATACTCAAAATAAAAATTGAGTAAAAAAGTATGAACTACAACCTAAATACCTTTATGATGATATCAGATATTTCTGCTTATGACATCTTTGTTTGGGCTGCAGTGATTATGGTTGTGCTGGCATTTGCAGCGACGATGTCTAAATTTAAAGATAATCTACAACACCAAATTGAAGAATATTGTAAAGAAATTTCGAATAAAGCAGAGAAACATAAATCTAACCTCCCACAGGATAAATGACATTCCACACTGATTTTATTAATTCTCTTAATGACGACGAGCATTCGCTATTACTCGCAGTTATTAACAACAATAAGCCAGTTCATTACAAAGTACAGCATTCTATCGCTGAAGTAGTTTTGGCGAAATTAAAAAAAGTTCCGCTTAATGAAGATGGCGATCTTGTAAGAAAATCTATACTTCAAAAATACGGCGAAGAACTTGATTTTCAAGAAGCATCATAGTATATACTAATATGCGTAATCATGTAATTGTTGATCTCGAGACTCTATCAACACAACACAATGCTGCACTGCTTTCTATTGGTGCAGTTCGTTTTGACGGTGATGGTATTTATGATATGTTCTATTGCAATGTAGATCCATTGGACTGCATTCAAAAAGGAGCATGCACTGACGAAAGAACTATGAATTGGTGGAAAACACAACCAGAAGCAATTCAAAAGGTTCTTATTACTGATCAACAACCACTTGAAAAAGCATTAGCCAAATTCCAAGAATGGTTTCAAAAAATTCCTAATAGCTTTGTCTGGGGACATGGCCCCACCTTTGATTGTTCTATTTTAGAAGACAATTTTAAGCTGTGTGGTCAAAGAAGTATCTGGCCATATAATAAAGAAAGATGTGCTCGTACAATCCTACAATTCGATTCAGGTAATAAACTAAAACCAGAAAGGCCTGATAAGCATCCATCGCACCATGCACTATTTGATGCACTATATGAAGCGAAACACATCATTGCTGTTCTTAAGAATTTTAATTTGAAACTTCCATGAATCTTATTGACAAAGAACTTAAAGACATGTTCAAGACTGATCTTGAGAGTTATTTAATTTTTTACATGTTTAAAAAATACTTGTCAATGTTTCCTGCAAAAGATATTCCAAACATTGCAGATGCCATAGCCCAGAATTGGGGGCAGAATATGATAAAGTATTGTGCACTGGCTAATCAAGAAGACATGGATGATTTCCCAGAGGATGTCAATGAAGCTGCAAACCAATTACTAATTAGCGGAATTGAGAAGACTGCTTCAATAATTTATCAAATTGCAAAGGACGCTTATGCTGAGAGACAAATGTTGGAAAATTTATACAATCCAACACCAGATGATATATTAATGTAATAACATTATAAACCCGTTGATTCTATTTATGACCTGCATGATATTATATCATGAATGACGAAAATGAATTGCTAAAGGGATATACTCCTTTAATCTTGCTTGGTGAAAATGACGAAGGCCAAATCGGTGTTAAAATTTTCCGGGATGTCAGTTTAGAAGAATTTTCTCAACTGTTTGTTTATTTAGATCTGATTGAGGATGAAACTATTTCGTATACCGAATCAGACGATTGATGTCAAATGAATCAGTGTTTATTAGCACACAACTGCTAAATACTAAACACGTATGGCTGTAAAAAATACTATGAATATACAAGTTAAGAAACGTAATGGAGAAATGGAAATGTTTGATGCAGAGAAGTCAAACAGTATGGTATATTATGCAACCAAATGCATTACAGGAGTATCCTCAATGGATATCCTCATGAATGCCAATATCAATTTCTATAATGGAATTACCACAAGAGAAATTCAAGATGCATTAGTCAAGTCAGCAGAAAATCTTATTTCTTTAGAAAATCCCAATTATTCTATTGTAGCTGCTAGATTGCTACTTTATGGTCTTCGCAAAGATGTCTGGGGCGGAAATAATCCACCTAAACTTTATGACCATATCAAGAAATGTGTGGAACAAGGTGTATACACCAAAGAACTTCTTGAAAAATATACAGAAGAAGAAATCAATAAGATTGGTAATTGGATCAATCACGAACATGATGAAAATATGTTTGATTTCGCTGGAATGAAACACTTGATTAAGACTGGCTTAATTCAAGATCGGCATAATAATAAAATTTACGAAACTCCTCAGTTTGCTATCATGTGTATTGGTATGACACATTATGCCAATTATGATTCAAAGAGAAAGCTGCAATTCGTCCGACAGTTTTATAATGATGTTGCAGAAAGACGTTTGAACATTCCAACTCCAATGCTCACACGATGGAGAACTAATGTTAAGACTGGTGCATCATGTTGCCTCATTCAAGTCGACGATACAGCAGATTCTATCTTCTCATCGACTCATGTTATGGCAAGGGCTACTAGCTATGGTTATGGTATTGGATTAGACTTCGGCAAGATTCGTGCTGTAGGTTCTCCTGTAAAGAATGGAGAGACTGTTCATGGTGGTGTTATTCCATATTTAAAGGTGTTTCAAGATGCCATCAAATCACAGCAACAAGGTGGTGCACGTCGTGGTGCTGGTACTGCCAATGCGCCGATTTTCCATTATGAAATTGAGTCTATTCTTCAGCTGCGTAATGTTGGTGGCACTGAATATAATCGGGTTCGCCATCTCGACTATGTAATTGGTATTTCAAAGCTTTTCTATGAGCGTTGGAATAATAGCGAAAACATTACATTATTCTCATATCATGAAGTTCCTGAATTATTTGAATCATTCGGCTTGCCTGGATTTGACGAGCTTTATATTCAAGCAGAGAACAATCCTAATCTTCGATTCAAGAAGTCAGTACCTGCAGATGATATATTTGATCTTCTGATTAAAGAGCGCATTGAAACTAATCGCATTTATGTTCTCAATATTGATTTGGCTAATGAATATTCACCATGGACAGAAAGAGTCAATATGACTAATCTATGTGTTGAGATTCTGCAGCCAACTAAGACACTACAAAGTCTTGATGATCCTAATGGTGAAATTGGGACTTGTCTGCTGGCAGCAATCAACATGCTTAATATTCATAATGATAATCAGCATCGTGCCGTTTGCCATCAAGCCGTTCGTATGCTTGATGATATGATTGATAATCAAGCATATTTCTCGGTTGCTGCTGAAAGATTTACCAAGAATAAAAGATCTCTTGGTATTGGTATTACCAATCTTGCGGGATGGCTAGCATCGAAGGGGTTGAATCATGACTCATCAGAAGCACCAAATGCTATTGATGAATTCATGGAGAAACAACAGTACTATCTAATGGAAGCATCTTGGTTATTAGCAAAAGAAAAGGGCGCTGCTCCTGACTGGAATCTTTCCAAATATGCTCATGGGTATTCAAAGCTTGATTTGTATAAAAAAGATGTAGATGAATTTATTACTCGCAAACCTACTATGGATTGGGATGCTTTAATGGAAAACATCCGTAAAGATGGAATGCGCAATATGACAGTCAGTTCGCAGATGCCTTGTGAAAAGTGCCTAAAGTGGGATACCAAAGTCTTTGTTGATGGCAAGTCCATGAACTTCCATGAAATTTGTGAACACCTTGGATTTTCGTGGAAGAATATTGAAATGCATGATATGAAAGGATGGCATGAGTCTGATAAAACGATTACACTCGACACCAAAGACGGGCCGGTCGAGACGAATAGAATTTATTACAATGGCACTAGCGAAGTGTTTGATATTGAACTTGAAAATGGTGATATTATCAAAGCAACTAAAGATCATAGATTCTTGACTAAGGATGGGTGGAAGACTGTGGAAGCCCTTTCAGTTGATGAGGAAATTATGGAAATCGAATAATATGCCTAATTTAGTTGCCATAATGCGATAAGTAAATCTATACGCATTATGGCAACTAAACGTTCTAATCTAAAGAGTAGTATTATTGATTTTTTAAATGCATTTTCAACGAATATAAATGCCAAAAAAGATGTAGATGAACTGTATAGTGAAGGGTTTCAAGGTAAAACAATAAAACTCTTTGCGATGGCGATAAAAGACAAATGGTCAAAAGATGGATTTTACAAGTGGAACAACCGAGTCAAATATTGCCTTCAGAATAAAATTCCCGTTATGTATGATCCTCTCACTGCATCTCTCAAATTCGGCATTACATTAGATGAAGCGGAATTAAAAATAACTAATTTAAAATCACAAAAGACTACATCTTTGAAAGGATTTTGTGAAAGACACGGCAAGGAGAGAGGAGAAGCATTATTTAAAAAATTTCAGTTGTCAAGCAGGAAATCCTCAGTTAATATATTGAATGAGTATAAACAAAAATATCCACATACATGGAAATGTGAATACAGTAATTACATGCGACGCAAATCCAAATGGTGTAAAGAATATTATTTGTCAAGACAAGATTGTACCAAGGAGGAAGCCTGTAAATTAGCCCGTGAATATTATCTTCAAAAGTGCGGGCTACTATGTTCGGTATATTACGACAAAGGATATACAGACGAGGATATTGATATTATTTTAGAAAAAATAAACACCAAGCGGATATTCAACAACACAAGAAACCCAGCGAATCTCCAACGCATATTTGGTGATGAATGGCTTGCGCATCATCAAGAAATTAATAATAAATTGAGAGAGACAATGGAAAAAAAGGGAGTGTGGTTATCCCTTGACAAATTAGATGACTGGAAAAAATATAAAATGGAAGTAGGATTTTGGACGTCCCAATCAATCAATGAAAATGAAGCTCTTTTTGAAAAAAGAAGTAAGGAATATCATGTAGATCATAGATATTCACAGAAGCAAGGATATATAAACGATATATCACCGAGAGTGATTGGGTCTGTTGTTAATTTAGAAATTTTAGAGAGATCAAAAAATTGTTCAAAACAAAGCAGGTCAAGTATCAGTATTGACGAATTGTATAGACTATATAACGAATATGAAAATCAAAAGAATAACAAAATCTAACGAAATTTGCCCAACATACGATGTGGAATCTCCGAATGTCCATTCTTATGTAATCGACTCAGGGAAAAGCAAAATTGTATCACATAATAGTTCCTTAATGCAGAATTCAACAAATGGAATGGAGCCAATTGTTCAGCTATTCCAATTTAAAGATGATCGCCAGGGATCTGCTGCATGGATTGCACCAGGTGCTAAGAAATATGGAAAATATTATAAGTCGGCATATGATTGTTCTAATCTAGGAATTATCAAATGTGCAGCGACTATTACTAAGTGGCTCTGCATGGCTGCTAGTACCAATCACTATTATAATTATGGTAATTATGAAGATAATAAATTAGAGACAACAGACGTTGCAACTGATATACTTCTGTCGTATAAGTATGGTCTCAAAACTCTATATTATGCTAAAAATAAACAAAAAGTTCAATCAGACACCAGCCTTGTATCTGACGTAAGTAATGATACACCTCAAGAAGAACCTGAAGAAGGTGGGTGTGCTAGTGGAAATTGCTCTCTATAAAATATGAAAAGTGTTTATAATAAAATTAATATACCAGCAGATCAACGCAGGATGTTTCTTGGCCCTGAATTGAATCTTCAAAGATTTGATGTGTTCAAATACAAGAAGTTCTATGATTTATATCAAGAACAAAAATCAGCATTCTGGAACCCAGAGGAAATTGATTTCTCTGGTGAAGCTGCAAAGATTGATACGATGTCAGCCACTGAAAAGTGGATCTTCGAAAATAATCTTATGTGGCAAACAGCAACCGATTCTGTATTGAGCCGCGGTATCAATGAGATTACTAAATACATTACATTACCAGAATTAGAAGCAGCATGTTCGTATTGGCAATTCTGTGAGGTCCTCCACAGTGAGTCATATACTCATGCTCTTAAGGGCCTTACCAAGAAACCAGAAGACTTCTTCGATAGCATTGTGACCAATGAAGAGATCAACAAAAGATCAACAGAGGTTACCAAAGCATTTGATGATTTACTAGGTGTAGAAGATAAGAATATACATGAACAAATTTTCAAAACTGTTTTATCAACACAAATTGCAGAAGGCTTGAATTTCCATGTATCCTTTCTTTTTTCATTTTCGACCTAGTTTATGAAATGTATAAAACAGCAGTGCAGTGCGAAAAAGACTGGGCGAGCTATTTGTTCTCTAAAGGCAGCTTAATCGGATTCAATGAAGACAATGTCCATCAATATATCGAATGGCTCGCAAATAATCGTCTTTCAAGTTTAGGTTATGAAAAAATCTTCACTTGCAAGAAAAATCCAATTGGTTCTTGGCTATATGAGTATCTTGACCCAACATTAGCTCAATCAGCACCACAAGAACAAAATCTCACAACATATCAAATCGGAAGCCGCAATGCTACCATTGACAAGAAAAAGCTAAAAGGAATTGTTCTCTAAATGAGTGCTAAATATTATATTTCTATTGTTAAAGACAAGATAAAAACAATATACAAATTTATCCGCAAGGATTCAAAAACAGGTAGATTGGTTTTTATATCTGAAAATGAAGAAGATAAGATAGAAATATTGCCAATTGATTTAAAAAATAATTTGCTGAGTGATAAAAAGTACGATATATCACTCAATGCATCAGACCTCAAGTGAAGCAAATGGGGTGGTAGTGTGAAAAGCTACCACCCCATTTTTTATACAGCTCCTAGTTTGCGGACAAGCAATTTAAGAATTGGGGATCTAACAATGTCGTCTTCTGTAAATTTGAATGAATGAATTCCATTTTCAATACATTCTTTATCATTAAGAGCCTTTAGAACTCGATTAAATCCAGATCTATCGCCAATGTCGGCTTGTTTGCCGTCTCCAATAATTACATATTGGGTGTTGTTACCAAAGCGTGTTAAGCATGTTGTAAGTTCTTTGTAATCAAGATTTTGTGCTTCATCGATAATCACAAAGCTATCATGGAATGTCATACCCCGTACAAAGTTAACAGGTATACATTCAATTCTACCATCATGCAGGAGATTTGAAATAGTAGTTTTATCAAGAATCTCATTTAGCTTCTCCATTAATGGTATCGACCATGGCTTGAATTTTTCATCAAGCTCACCAGGCAATGAACCAATACTCTTGGCTGCCGATTCTGCAATGCTTCGAATATAAATGATCTTGTCGTAATTGCGCCGTGATAATTGTTTCAATGCAGCAAGTACTGATAAATATGTCTTACCAGAACCAGCTGGACCATCTACAATAACCATTTTAGTTTCTTGGTTATCAAGTAGATTTAAAAAATGCTTATGTGTTTCATTGAAATCAAACTTGCAGTGTACCTTAAAGTTTAACCCGTCAATTTCCCTGCCAAATAATTTGACAAGCTCTTCAGTTTCCTCGGGGTGCCGAGGTAGCTTTTTCTTAGACATGTGATATTACTTATTGACATTTTTGAGGTCTTCATCGGTTATAATGATAAATTTCATGTCATGTTTTTGTGCGAATTGTCTTGCTGCTTCCCATTTTGCATTATTAATTACCCATGTAGCATGCTCATAAATGACTGTCGATTCTTTTTTCCTCTTTGATTCAGTAGGCGGTAGCGTTTGTTTGTAAGGCTTTATTTCTACAAGATATTTGCGAATCTTATCGCGCTCCTGCAGTTTTATGTATGCATCTACAAAGTAACGATGAACTCTATTATCAATTGGTGAAATATAGGGA